TTAGGGTGAGCTGTTAAATAGTTTTGACCTACAACAAAATCATATATTTGGTCTCCTGTTGCTAATGTAGATGCTCCGTTTGATACAGCTGCAGTTCCAAGTAACGCTGCAGAACCTAAACCTAAAGCAGTTCTTGTTTCTTCTACACTCAATCCTTGAAGTGTGTTAGTATCTGTAAATCTAGCAAAATCATTACCAGTTATAGTACCAGATAAATCTATAGCACCTTGTGCTACTAAATCTATTGTGCCATCCCCTGATTGATAGCTAACAGTAATATTCGTTTCAGTATTGCCATTAAACATAGCTCCTACCGTAGCTTGTATCTGTGCTGATAAATCTATATTGGAAGTACCATCAAATGATACTCCATGAATTGTTCTAGCTGTTGCTAATGCTGTAGCTGTTGGTGATAAGAATCCTGACGCTGTAGTAATAGTAACGTTAGAAGTTCCATTATCATACTTTAATACACCACCCTCTATAAACACTAGTTTAGTGTATACGTCTTTAATCTTGTTTGGTCTTGTTAACGATCCACCCATTAGGCATTAACTCCTATATCAGAATACGTTGGTATAGTTCCATTGTTTATGTCGTTATGATTAGGATTGGTAGCATTAGATATATTAGTATAACTAGCGTCAGTTGCTATACTTATATTTGTATAGCTTTCATTTTCCGTAATACTTACATCTGTAAAAGATGCATCTGCCGTAATACTAGTATCTGTAAAGTTACCATCTAAATTATCTGAGAAAGTTTGAACTAAATCATTCATTCCAGAACCAATAGAATCAAAGGACTCCAATCCGAAGTTTCCTTTTTTCCAAGTTTTAGCCATTTAATCTCCTATTAAAACTACAGTTACTGTTGCTTTATTATCAGTACTATAAGCAGAAGCGTGTACTTTACAACTTGCTACAGCACCAGCTACTAACGGTATACATACCGATTCTCCTACAGACAATGTTGCCATTGCTTGAGAACCAAATGTAACAGTTACACTAGCCACAGTACCCAATACGCTATCATACTTAACATAGAAAGCTTTTACTCCGTTAGCTTCAGTTGGTTCAACACCTGTAGTTGTTGCAGTTCCATCGAAAGCTACAGCTCCATCTGTTAAAGCAGCTGCAGATGTTTGATCTACGACACCAACATACTTAATTGCTTTAGCATCTGTAAAGGTACTTTCGTATGTACCGCCTTGATTTCCAGTGTTTTGTTCTGTCTGAAAATTAGTATACGTTTTACCACCTGCTGTGTCTATTACTTCTTGTTGCGGTTCTAATGAATTTCTTATTATTAATTTATTTGCCATGCTTCCTCCTAAAAGCTAGATTGCTTCACGTGTCTAATTCCACTGATTCTTCCACGGTTAGCAAACATTTTTCCCTCTTTAATTCCTTTTTCAAATTTTTGTTCAAAATATGGTGCCATTTGTATCATTTCTGGTTTTTGTTCATAACCAAGTTGTACTACTCTATCTACTAAATATTGATGAAATTGTAATGGTAAGTCATGCTGTTCTGTCATATCGGCACTATCACTATCGCTTAATGTGTTAAAATGAGTAGCTTTTTTATGATAAAATAAAGTAACAGTTAATGCACTCGTTAAACTTGTATATGCATTTTTACCAGTTCTAGTAGAATCGTATTCTGCTAAACCAATAGAATCTCTTTCTATCCAATACACTTTATGTTTAGTAATTGTATTTTCTGTATTATGAGCCATTATGTTAAATCCCTATATTGTGGTCTACCCATTAATCTTTTAATTGTAATATGATTACCGTCTGCGTCTTCAAGATCTACAGATTTAATTTCCAGTATAGTATCTTTTAAGCCATAATAACGTTGACCAGATGTAGTTTCAAATTGAGTAGCTTCATCTAGTAATAAAGTTCTTGCACAAAATTCATCTGACGCCTGGTTTAATAAATGTATAATTTCATTTACACCTAAATCTGGATGATGTTTTTTAATTTGATCTATCATTTGCTGCAACTTCATTTGGCACTCCTCTCATTAACAAGTATGGTGATAAAAAATCTATAAAATCATTTTTAACTATCTGGTATTGTTGTGCTAACCAATTATAGTCTTGCACTACTTCTTGTAAACTAACTTGGTACTGTTGTACTTCTTCAGTTACTTTTGTAGCGTAAGATTGTATTTCAGAATTGTATTTAGATATTTTAGCAGCATTGTTTTGTATTGCTGTTTCCATTTCTTTAATAGCATTCTGTATAAGTCTTTGTGATTTTTCTGACTGATTTTGCAAACTAACAGTAGTAGCTAATTGTGCAGTTGCTTGTGCTGCAGATAAATCGTTCTGTGCTTTAGATACTAAAGCTTGTAGATCTCTTTGTGTTTTATCTAGCTCTGACTGTATGTTAGACTGATAAGATAAAGCATCAGATTGAAAGTTATTTAGTTCGTCTTGCATTTGTACACCAAACTGCGAAAGTTCTGTACTTCTAAGTAATTGCGCTTTTTGTATTTCTCTAGCTACATTTGATTGATGCTCAGATATAGAAGTGTTTACTTCGCTTTGATATTTACTTAATAATGAATTAAACTCTCCTATTTTAAACTCATTATCTTTAATTGCTGCAGACATATCATTAATAGCATTTTGTATTAATCGTTGTGACTTTTCAGCAAACAATCTATCTTTTTTCGTAGATGCTAATTGTGCATCAGCTTGTGCTTCAGCTAAATCTAATTGTGCTGTTTGCATACTAGCTTGTAAATCTCTTTGCACTTTATCTAAAGACATTTGATTATCTGCTCTAAATTTTTCTACATTACTATTAAAATCTACAGAATTATTTTGTATGTCAGCTTGATAGTCTTGTAATTTTTGTTGTTCTTTTCTTAAAGCTACTGTTGCTAATTCAACATCTTCAGTTCCTAAGAAAGTGTCTACTGAAGTTCCACCAGTTGCAAAATCTACACCGCTAGAAGGATTATTATACTCTGGTGCTGGTGACACATCTGCTTTGTTACCCGAAGAAATAGTCGTACTAAACGATACATTTGTATCTGAAATAGTACCAACATCGCTACTAGAAGGCCCAGAATAGGTCACTATGGACAAACCAATGTTTGAGGTAGGTATAGATATGCCTGTTAAATTTAAAGCTCCCATACTGCCGATTGATGTTAAACTATAATTTTGTAGTTTATCATAACTAGGCGCTGCTCCTAAATTTATTTTACTAGAAGCTGTTACATTTGTAGGGCTCGATACAGAACTTGCAGTAGCACCACTACCTACATCTGAATTAGTTGGTCCAGTATATGTAATCAAATCTAAACTAGGTGATGAAGGTTGTGTTACATCTTGTAATGACAATGCAACTAATGTAGCATTTTTATTATTTAAAAACTTTCTAAATACTTCACTTGCAGCATATAAAATTACACCCCTATTTAACTCAGGTGGAAAATTATCTATAGCACTCTCACTTAACCCTGTGTTAATTTCAGGTGTAATATGTTTAACAATAGCTGTTTGATTTGCTGTAGGTAAAGGCCATATATTCAAGGTGTTGTTAGATATGTAAAATTTAGGATCTAACTCATTAGTGTAATAGATACTATGAACATCTTGATATTGTCCTGCTTTATATTCTGGTATCTCTAAACATTCTCTTGCTTGTCCGTTAGAGTCTTTATCTAATCTTGTTACGCTTACAACGCTTAATACATTTGTCATACTAAATGTTAAACTAGAATTAGTTAAAGCATCACTATTTTGAGTTAATCTTATTTTCATGTCAGGATTGTTCATAACAAGTTTAGTTACTTGTTTTACACCTTCTCTTAAATACTGAGTAGCTTCAGCAGTAATACTACTAATACTACCAGTTATAGATTCTATATCCGTTTGAAAACTCATTACTATTTAGCTCCTCTTGTTTTCTTCAAAACGTCCCATGCACTATGCATACCAGTTTGGTTGTACAGCCTTTGACTTGTTCCAGCTTTTTTATTTAAACCTAGAATCTCAGAATAATTTTTCAGATCGTTCAAATTTCTTTGAGATTTCTTTTTATGCTTAGCTAAGCCTATCAATTGTCTAGCTGCTCTAGTTACGATAGTCATTATTTTTTAGCCTTTCTACGTTGAATAGCTCTATTTCTCATATTATTTATTTCTCCACCTATAATTATTCCAGCAAAAAGAGGTCCACCTACGGACGCTTTAGCCACTTTCATTCCTTTACCAAAAGCATTAATTGCCATACCAGCTGCAGCCTTTGCAGTATTTTTGGCACCCATTGATCTTGCAGTAGAAGCAGCAGCTCCAGCTGTATTCATAAATTTAGTTCCACTTTTTTGTGCATAACCTAACGCACTAGACATATCTGCCTTTACTTTTTTTCCATCAAATTTAAAACCCATAGTTACCCTCCTTAAATGAGGGGGAGTATTTCATCCCCCTCGTTATTATATCATGTTACACAAATTGTAACACAGTGTGTGTTTCTGGTAATGAAATTTCAAGACCTGCTTCTGTAAGAATCATGTCTTTTCTTCCATCAACTCCGTCACCTTGAATGTTAGTGATAATTTGTGTATCTCTTGATACTCCATTACCTTCTAACGGTCTATAAGCAACGTTGTTCAGATCGATCATAATAGCAGTATTTTCATGTTGATTTCTGAATAGTGGTTCAGCTACTAGATTAATTCCACCATAAATAGTAGAGATTCTAGTTACAGCCATACCAAATTCATTTTGAATGTTCTGCATATCAAATCCAGAACCACCAGCATAAATGTCTTTACTGTTATTTTGTTGAGCCATCATATTACCTAAGAATGAGTTACCTCCTAATTTATTAAAGAAGGACATAACTTTTCTTGAACACAGAACAAGTTTCTCGCCACTGTTTCCAGATTCTGGTGAGAATACATCTTCCATAGCATCTACGAATGAATCGTAAGTTGCTGAAGCGTAAGCAAAAGTTTTAACTTTTCCGTATGCTTCTGTGTATGGTAAGATACCCCAAGTTCTACGCATTGGTCCAGATGTACCTGCTACTCCTTGGTCATCTGTTCCCATACCGAATAAGAAAGCATGTTCAAGATCCATCTTATGTTCCATAAGTTTTTCTTGATATACTCGCATGTATTCGTTGGATACTCCACGGTAACGTGTAGCTAACGCTGATCCAGAAAACAATGGTACAAGAGTTTTAAAGATTTGGGTATAACCCTCTCTTGAATAAAACTCATCTTTCCATCCTGTCAAAGTGTCACCATCGTGACCCTCAGCGTATGCCGAACCAACTACTTGACCTCTAACGTTATCATCGATACGTAAGTGATCGTCTGCTTCAGGAGCTACTAAGCCCTTAGTTGCAGCAGCTGCTCCATTAGCAGAATGCGTTGGTTTTAATATTGCTTTTAGGAATGTTCCTGATACTACTGCATAATCAGCACTTGCATTATCTACAGCTGTCACCCTGAAATATGCTATTACTGGTTTGTCAGCAGCGTTATCTGTTCCATCTTCATCCCATTCCGCTTCTATAGCGATTATTTGACCTATAATTAAAAATTCAGGTCTTACACTTGTATCAACTTCTCTACCAAACTGGTCATAAGGTGCATCCAGTCTTAAATTAGTTACAGCCCAGTTTCCTGAACTATAATTAGTTATATCTTTAGCTTGAGCACATGTGAAGTTACGTCTTTGATACTGATGTCTTTGTTCTAAGAACTTAAACACAGGATCGTCTGTAGCTTTTTTACCGACTCTAGCTAGATATGTAAGAAAAGGTGATGTTTGTGGTGCTAGTTCAGCTACTCTTTCTCCAAAATTAAAGATTCGTCTCGAATCATTAATCGAAGAAGCGCTTCCATTAGCTCCGTCTAAAGTCACACCAGGTGTGATACTATAATTAGCCATCTTTTACTCTCTTTCTTTTAGTTTATCTAAAATGGATTCTTTTTTTGGAAACTTCCAATCATGGAATCCATCATTTTATCTTCTACTCTTTTAGATGACTGCACATTAGCACTAGGTTGTGTCGCAATAGGTTTGGGAATAGCTAATTTTTCTTTGCGTTGTCTCATCACTTCTAATTGTAAATCTGCTGTAGATTGATTGACAACAGGTTGTTGTACTTGTTGTTCTCCTCTATGCAGTTTTACCAAATTGTCTAAGGACAATGACTCTGGTGCGGACATTTTTACAATAAAATCGTTAGCTTCATCAGGTGAATAATTATATTTATTTTGCAAATCATTTACAAGCTTCGCTTTGTTAGCTGCTTCCGCAGATTGTTGGGTAGTTTGTTTAATTTGCTTTTGTTGGTTATCCATTTGAATTGTAGTGTATTCAGTAAGATTCTCTAAATACATATCCCTATCTGCTACATACTTTGCAGATTTACTATTAGGATCAGTTAGTGCCTCGGAAGAATCAAAATCGGTTGGCCTTACAGGTTTAACAGGTTTAACTGTTTCTTGTATAGGCTCAGGTTGCTGTTGCATAGGTTGTTCAACAGATGTTTTTTGTTGTTCAACTTTATCCATTCTGCTTTTTAAATCTAACAGTTCAGCATCTTTTTTATCAGCTTGGCTTTGCCAATACTGAAATTGATTAGGATCTTCTTTAGGATTCACATCAATAGTTCCTTCAGATAGGAAACCTTCTTCTGACTTTGGCTCAATAGGTGCAACAAATTTGCTCACTTCTTGGTCACCAAATATCTCATTAAAGATATTATCTTCTGCAGCTGAATCAGGGGCAGTTCCTTGATTCGCTAGTAATGGATCTACGTTTGTTATCTCTTTATTATTCATAGTATGTTATTACCTTTCCTAACTCTCAATATCTTCAAGGGCTTCTAAAGCAGCTGAAGGTCGATCTTCATCTTCTTCCATCTGTTCTTTGCCTACTTGTTTAACTGAGTTCATTAGATTTTTTTCACTATCCGCTATCCTTGATTTATACATCTCGGTAGCAGCTTCAGCTCGATTAGATATTTTATCTAAATCGCCACTAAACTTTTCTACTTCTAAACGTTTCTTAGCATGTAGCTCTTCACGCATAGCAGTTTGAAGGTCTCCCTTGACCTTCTTTAATTCTTCTTGTGTCATTTGTAATTGTTGTGCCATTTGTTTCATTTGACCCGAACGTTCTAGCACACCATCTATATCTACAATCTCTGACTTCTTTAATACTTCTATTTGGTCTATTAATCCCATTTTAAACATTTCCATATAATTCTGCATTAACGCCATTCTATTTGTTGGTAATGTAGAACCAGCAACAACTTTAACATCATATCTACCTATTGCTACATCGTGAAACATCTTAACATCACCAGTTTCGGATTCTTTAAAGAAATTAAATCTTTCTTCTTTTTCTGTTCCATTAGGTTGAACAAGTCTTACAACTTTTTCTTCTGTATACATTTGTTGCATTAAGGGAACTGCAATTTTTCCTACTTGATTTAAAAAGTTTTCAACATCGTCTCTTCTTGATTTAATACGTCTTTGTCCAAATTCGTCTACAACTAATGTTCCCCTATAAGTAGAAGGTGCGTTTTTACCACCTCCTTGCATAAGTTCAAAAATACCAAAGCCGTATTCTAAATCATACTTAGCATCAGCTTCATTTTTATACAACTCATTTGGTAGTGGTACGGGACCAGCAACGATAGGTGCACCAAGTTCAGCATCAAACTCAATAACGCTAGTCCCCGCTTTGCTCCACTCCTCCTCTATTTGACGAAGGTCTGCTGAACCACGAGGAATCAATAATTTAACATTTGTACTTGTACTTGCGTGAGCAATAATTAAAGATCGTATCTTATTAATATACTCTTGCAAAGGTCTATATAGTCTTACATCAGATTCAGGATAAGGATTTCTGTGATGGATGTTCATTAAAGGTATAATAGGATAATCTTCTACTGGTAATAATCTAGTATACATTAAATTATTTCCAACTGTAACACATTGTTTAACACAACATTTACTTATAATAGCTGATTCTACCAGCTCTAAACCAATTAATTCTTCTGTAGTAATAGGAATAATAGATGTGGTACTACCTGGTATACCATCTTTGTCTTCTGGACCAGCAACTTTTTTAGGTGCTTGTGGAATAATATTACCTTTATCGTCAAACTCGGGTTCTGGCAAAGTAAAGTGAAATACATGCCCTATTGTTTGTAAAATGTTATACAGTTCATCCATAGCTACTTTGTCAAATACTATTATTTGTTCTCCAGTAACTTTAGAGAGTTTTATATATTGCTTAGAGAGATATTCTTTATATTCGTCTGAATTAAATAGCAATTCTTTTCTAGAAAACGATTCATATACATTGTAGTACTGATGCATTTCTTTAGTATATTTTTCAATATACTTTCTTTTGTTGTGATAGTTAGTAGTTTCATCTGTGTTAAATATTTGACCTTCACCTGCTGATAAATTTGTTTCAGGATAATCTTCATCGCCGTCTACTGAACTTTCTGAGTCCATAATAATATCACCAAACTCTGGATATACTTGCATAGCCTGTTCGTCTGTAATGTATTTTACAACTAAAATATTTGCAGCGTCTCTAGCATAAATATCTTTTGAGTTGGGATCAATGTATACATCTAAAGGATTTACGCCTTTAATAAATACTTCACCTTTACCTAAGTCTGCATCTGGATCTTGATATACGTGCATAACACCCATACCCCCAACATAGTAATCATCAATAACTTTTTTTAATTCTTCATCTCCAGAGGATTGGTCCCATACCCAGGAGAATAAATCTGAAAAAACTTTTGCCGTATCTCTATCAGAATCTTCCCTAGCTGTTGATCTAAACTGAGGAGAGTTATATGTAAGTAAAGATTTTGCTGTTTCAACGATAGGATGTATTCTATTTACGACGATAGGAGCTTGACCACGAGATTCTAATACTTCACGTTCTTCATTAGTCCACTGCGCTCCTGCTCTAAACTCTAAAGACTCTTGAAACTTAACAGCCCACGCTTCACGACTATTGTCGTATTCATTTAATAGTTCTAAAGAATCTTGTACCTCTTCATGGATCTCACCTTCTTCTGGAGTAGGTTTAGCTTTTTCGAATCCAAAAATATCTGACAACTTATCTTTTGCATCACGTCTTGACGCTGTTGTTCTTTTTTTTATGTCTTCTGGCATTTATAACCTTGTATCCCTTTGGTACTTTAATGTCTGTCGTTTTGTGTAAAATCGTATCTAAATCGTCCAGAGTTAAGTAATATTTTTGTATATCAATATTCATAGCCCTTATATTAACTTATAAGAAAGTATACATAATAGTCAAGGATATTATATTGTTTTCCAATTTTTTGCAGAAGAAATGCCGTATACACTCTTTTTTTCACTAGAATACGATGTTTCGTGTAACGGTTTGTAACAATTTTTATTAGCGTAAAAGAATCCATCTAGTAAATCATCATGCTTACCTCTAGGATAAAGTAATAGCTCATCTACAAAATGCTGCATAGATGGTTGTATAAATACTTTACCATTAGCAAAGATAGGCTGTAAGCTTTCTAATCTATAAGATTTACTTGTTCTAGGATTCTCTTTAATTTCTAGTCCTGGTATAAACATACCCATCTCTTCTGCTTTTTCCTTGATGTATTGACGTAACATTTCTTGATATCCTACAGATTCAATTCTAGTCTTAGTACTTCTAAATGTTTTAAAATTACTTATAATAGCATCTGCTAAATCTAAAGGCGTAGCTCTTTTCCTATAGTAAGGAAGACAAAACCTATTACCCTCTTGATCTATGGCTATATTAAATATAACAGAGAAGTCAGCAGTCCTTTTCGTACTGGATGCAGGATCGACTCCTGTAAAAATATTTACAGGTCTACTCTCTTCTACTTCCTCGCCATTAAGGCTCGTCAGGATGAGAGTCGACAATCCTTGTTCATCTTTTTCTATGTAACCTTCGTAATTTTGTATATAGTCTTTTCTAAATAAAGCATCTTCGTCTCCTACGATTTGACATAAGTATTCCCTATAAAACACAGATAGTCTGTTAATACTTTCTAATTCTTCTTTTTTTTGTTTTAATTTATCTATAGGCCACACTTCATCCCATAAAGCTACATTGTTTTCCAGGTCTGGTCTAAACTCTAAAGTACTCCAACCTTTCATTTCTTTCAAGGTTTCTACCATACATCTTTCATGTTGAGGAGTACCAATAACACATATCCTCCCACTGAGTGGGTCCAAGGATGGAACACCAGATTGCAAAAGCCAACGTAAATTATATTCCATCGCTTCTGAAGTTTTCGTGTTATTCTCGTCTTCAGGATCATCCAATACCAGTAACGTCGGTCTTTGATTCCCATGCTTAATCCCCCTAATCTGTTGACCAGTACCTTTACAAATAATCAAACTACCATCTTTTAATTCTATTTCAGTATTAGTCCACTTCTTAGCTGACTGCATACCCCAATACCCAAAGAAGTGTCGAAACTCTTGTGAATAGTCAAGAACATCTTTTATAGTCCCAAGTAACTTTGTTGCGTGTGATTGTGTACGAGATACAAGTACAATTACTTTTACGCCCTGAGTAAACATTAAATGAAACAATGGAAAAATACCAGCAGCCACAGAACTCTTAGCGTGACCACGTGGTGCTATAATGTTAATTTGTTTAGTATCGGTATCTAGTAACTCCTTAGTTAGATCGTAATGAAACGGTGGAGATTCACTGCTAAACATATTTGGCATTACCATGCGGCCGAATAGCAGCATATCATTTTGCATCTCTAGTAATATTTTATTTTTGTTCATCTATAATTATAGTTACATCTAAATTCATATCTTCCGCCACTTGTATTAAAGTAGCTAAAAATACTAACAAATTTTTTTCTTTACCCTCTAATACTATCCGTTTCTCCATTAGGGAGCTCTTTCTTTTGTGTTGCTTTTAGTTTTTTCTTTTGTGTTTCAAATTGATTTCCTATTTGATGTGAGATATCCATTTCAAATGTTTCAGTAATTTGTTTGTTTTTAGGTTGCATGTCTACAAACACAGATAGTTCTTTAGCAGCACGAATCATATCGCCGCTATTCTCTTTCATCTTAGCTACTACAATAGCATCTTTCATAACATCCAACACAAAACCTTCATCAATACCTTTCTCTACTAGGATATCTTTTAATTTATCTTTAATCATCTTCTTAACCTCCTTAGACTTCAATAATCTCTTAGCAGCAATCTCAGGATCTTTCTGGTCTGGTCTATACAACTTACCAATTACAGATAGATCGGGCGACTCTCCTGCCATTTTGTACGCTAGGTAACTATCTACTGCTAGTTCTGCACGTTTACTCTTAGCTTCTATTTCAGTATAAGACTTAGTAGATACTGTATTAAAATTCTTTGTATGCCAATGCGGTTCAAACTCTAATCGTCTATTATGTCCTAACCACTGTCTACCGTAAGGGAATGTCATCTCTATACCATTCTTATACTCTTTCCTGTAAATACATTCACTTACATAGCCATCATCACTAACACCTAGTTCACCTGGATAACATTTTTGCCAATGCTTATACGTTTTACCCTTAGACTCTTCAATAGTGTAAACGTTATAGTCTTTAGCTTTAAATTTATTTTTCTTTAGTTTCTTTGTTATCTTTATCATCGATATCTAGTTTATCTTTTAAATATTGCATGAACCCATCCTTATCGTCCTGGAACTGTATATACTCGTCTACTACCCTAGCATTGTTAGTAATCTCAGACTTTAAGCTTTCTAAGTGTATCATCATCTTACCCATGATAGCCATTACTTCTTTTAGAGTAGGTTTATTATTTTTTCGTGGCATTGCCATTAACGATTCTCCTTAACGTAATTAATTATCTTATAATTAATGTATCTCTTAACGTTACTATTAACGTTAATACCTTACAATCAATTTTTATCTTTATCCTTAATTTTATCTAATCCCGCTCTCATCTTTTCTCTTTTAATCGTTATCGCCATCTCAGATGACATAATCTCTAACGTTTCTAATATATCGGGATCGGATAAATCTATTTCAACAGACTCCCACTCTTTAGTGTTCTGATTAAATTTTTCTAGAAATTTATTTTCTTTCAAGAAAACTAATATCTTATCCAAGTGTTTCATAATATAACTTATGAATTTTTATTGATTACTTACAATAGTTTAAAAAATTACTGTAGAATGCGTGTACGTAGTATATATACCACCTACCTCCCTTCTTAATTGATATTAATCCTACGATTACGTTGAATTAACTTGATAGAATTAATTTCAATTAAGAATCGAGGTAGCTGCACTCTTTTTGGTGGGTAAACCACACAATATAAATCACGTACCTATAGGAGGGACGATAATGAAAAAGAATATAGAAGAGATTAAGATGTCAGAAGTGATTGGCATCAATTACTGGTTCAAGGGAGCACGACTTCCCGACAGTCAGAGAGTGGACGACGGAGCATTGAGTCCGCTTAACGATGCACAAGCACTTACTGATCATCTTGCGAGCATCAACAAAGCAAACAAAGGCGCAGACTTCACGAGCATACGTGTTGCCTTTGTAGCAGATAGCACACTTCTTAAGGATAGTGCACAATACGACGCCTTTGCTGCGTTTGTTGAGAATAGGGATTGGAATATATCCAATACTCTTAACGTGCGCAAGGAGGAGCAGACGTGTTATGTGAACCCTAAGACTAATGTGCGTAGTCACAGTATCTTCTTATCACCGAAGATAGAACTTACGCGTACGAAGTTATAGTGTTTGCACATTAGCTCGTATTCCAATCCTCGTATTCGGAGTAGGCAGTAATGTCTACTTCCGAGTACATATTATAATACCTTACAAAAAACTACTTGTAAGTGTTGATAGTAATCAATAAAATAGTATTGCCAATCATCGTAGCAACATACCTCTTGTATCTTCATATAAGTTAGTATATCAATAACATATGATAACGTTACGATGGTTGGTGACACCTTAAACATAACAACAGATCGCATTAAAACTCTAGAAGGGAGATACACATGAAAACAATGTTAATAATACTGCTTATAGTAGCATTAGTCAGCATATGGTTCAGTGAAATGAAACGTATCACAGACAATGAAAGATAAGCAACCAACGTTCACCATAGTCATCGATGATGATAGTGATGAACTAAAACCAGTAGATAGATATGTCAAGGAAGGACACGCAGTAGGCTATGGCACCGAAGGTAGCTATGGCACAGACACAGATATCACCTTAGTTAACGTCCAAGCTAAGAAACGTAGTATCAAAATAGAAATATCCTAGTTGAAAGAATTATATTCAGCAAAGGATTATCTATACTATACTAAGTTAGAACACTCATCAGCGTTTTGCAAATGGTTCAAAGATAGATACAAGGTAGATCTTAGCACTTTGAATACCAGCAAAGCGTTTGATGATAAACTTATTACAGTTAAAAAACGAATGTCGTTAAAATATATGTGGGCAATATATTATAATGTCGTCGAAGGGAGTAAGTAATGTTACAAATGGTATGCAAATATTGTAGAGAGACAATTGCAGCAAGTAATGCAGCAACAAGGGAATTAGATATCTTTGAACCTTGTTGTGATGATTCTAAAAGAGAAATCAGTCACTTAAAAGCGCACTTTACAAAAAAAGCAGAACAACACGGAAGATGGAAGGTTGAATCAATTGATAGTATTGGCAACATTGTTGAAACTACTGAAGAAGATTTTGTAGAACCTTCCTTCTATAAAGCGGAAATGCATAGATAATGCATTCAAATAGTATGTGTGCTAATTATTTGTCGAATAGTTAGCATACATATTAAGTACAAATTAATAATGGAGGAAAACCTATGAATACAGGAAATAATAAAGAAATCCTTGAAATGATAGCGGAACGATTAGTGTTTGGTAAAAAAGAACACGGAGAAGAAGTTCCTATAGATGATACTAGAGATCATTTACAAGATTCATTAGAAGAAGCGTTAGATTTAGCAGTATATCTAGCAGCAAAGATAATCGAAATAAAAAGAAGGGAGTCTAAATGGCTAATAGCAAAAAGAAAAATCACTATGATATGTTCAAAGCTGAACAAGAATCGTTCAACCACGAAATGGAAAAAGTGGATGAATTCGTTGAATATCTTTACAAAGAAAACGTAAAACCACACGAAATAAAAAACATATTAACCTATTACGTAGCAGCATTGTGGAGCAGTTCATACGCACAACGTAAAAATGATGCAATACAATTAGAAGAATCTAAATGTACAACAAAATAAAAAAACAAGGGAGTTATTAATGAAGAACACAATAATAGATAAACTAGTTATTGACACGTCAACTGCTAGTAGTAAAATCTATAAAAGTAAAAACAAGGATCTAAAAATAGGAGATATTTATAGTTCTGATGATATATGGAATATAAATCTAGACTTTGAAAGATTATCTACTGGTATAAAACTAGCAGATAACTTTAATCATATGTTTAATACTACTAATATTCGTAAAGTAGAACTAGAAGTCAACGGTAGCGGTGATAGTGGTTCAGTAGATTCAGTTGTAGTATCTGAATATTGTGATGTTTCTGAAAAGTATGTACAACTACATAATTATTATGCAGTTGGAACTATGAAGCTGGAAGAAGAATATAACAATGAAGGAAAATATAGATGGAAAATGGACTCATCTAATTGGGCAGATCACAATGAAGAAAGATCTTTCGTAAAAACAATGGGTGAAGCTTATAACATGTCACCTACAGAATTTTTCGACGCTTTCACTGATGGTTTTAAAACATATACAGATAATTCTGATACATTATCGGGAAATAGATGGATTGTTAAAAACATAAACACTAGCAATAAAACAGTAGATATGTATCGTACGTGTGACAAAAAACAACCATATCGCAACTTACCATGGGATGGATCATCATTATATAGAGACAATACCAGTAATCATGCGTTGTTACTAAACCATCCTTCAGTACCAGTTGCAAATTGGTCAGGGATTGAAGAGCATGCATACACTCAACTAAATGGAGGATGGGAACTCAATGAAGGTAGTACAAATACACTTCTTTATACTATCATACCTGACGAATCATCTGAAGATGGTTTTTACGTAGAATGTGACGTAGAACTAAATCAGTATGTTATGGAAACGCAGACATCTACCAAAGCACATGTGTTTAAATCAGATACTAGTTCTAAAGTTCGTAAATTTGTAAAAGAAGAGTTGAAAATCTCTGCTTACGAAGGAAAAACGTTAGACTTTAGTTTGAAAAACGATCGTAGTAAAATAGAACGATTACATCAATACATTACTACTATCAATACTTCAAATAATGAAGCAGCAAGAGGACCTGAATAATGGATCCATTACATCATAGTAAAAGTAGCGTCAAAAAATGGGGAGGCGAAGTAGAAGACTATTTAACAATTCATCATTGGTTTGATGATAGTAAAAGAGGTTTTGCTTTCGTTACTCATAGAGCTATGCGCCATCATTCAGAAGGCATTGGCTGGTGTATTGATACATTTGGAAAATACATAGATATATCAACTGGTAAAAGAATACCAGTTCGTTATATTGCTGAACAACATGTTATGGAAGATTGTGGAAGAATACCAAGTATGAAAGATTGGTTGAAACATATGAAACCAGCTAGTTGGATGATGAAAGTAGGTCAATTGAATAAATAGTCACATTCCACCCTTAGTACCATAATGTAGGAGAATACTTAGTAACTAAGTATTTGAGTAACATTAATGAGAAGAGTAGAGGTGAGTGACTTAAAGCAGAATAGAGGTAACAACTTACTAACATGTGAAATGTCTTGTTATGGTTACCTCAGTTCTGGAGTAACAATAATCTCTTAGTGCCACTTATAGCGATAGATTGAGCACGTGTAAAGCTATATAGCTTATGGTTGCAAGAGATGAGTTACTAAAATCGGAACAACGGGTAGTCCAGTAGATATTTCTGTCATACGATTAACTACAGGGGATTGCCCAGTTCTGAATAAAATAAAAAAAATGTAAATTATAATGCAGTAGTAAATGTTTTAATCCTATCGATTAGGATTATTAATGATTGGGATAATATCAGCATTGTCGTGGTTACCCGAATATGGAG